AAAGAGATTAGTACGCTTTTTCTTTCCTCTGCCTTTACTATAGGTAGGCAGCTTTATTACAGCTTTATAAACCATCCCCTCCTCCTAAAAAAAGGGGTTCTCATACAGACGAAACCCCCAGTCTTATCTTTCTAACCTACCCAACCAAGCACTAAAGCTACGATTACTATACCTAAAAATACTGTAAGTGATTTGTTAGCCAGTACTTGCTCTATCATCTCTTTCATATCTACTCCTTGTCAAAGTAATTATAAACTTCAGCTACCTTAGGATAATTAACTACATCAACTAAAAATCTAGGTCCAGTTGAGTAGGCAAACACCTTCATGTTAGGGAAGCAATGCTGCTTAAACACGCAGTAGCTGCACTCCATAGCAAGCTTTGTGTTGCCTGACTTACCATCAGGTACTAACTCATAGCATTGCTCTGGTCTTTCATCTCTCTCCACTACTTCTTTGAGATGTTCTATCTGTATTTCAATAGGTTCATCATGCTCAAAGTTTTCAAAGTGAGTACACAAGTGACCGTTGGTTTTATCTATTACTAACCAACCACCTTCTTGTACACCGAGAGAAGCAGCATAACCACGCAGTTGGTCTACATAACCAAACGGGTCATCCCATCGTAATCCTCCTTCTTTGAATTTCTTAAAGCCGAAGGGTGCTGCTGTTTTAACATCAATTAGTTTACCATCAATCACACAGTCCATGCTACCTTTTATGCCAGAAACTTCTGCTTCTGCTTGTTGGTGTGTGACTTCATGCCCAGCTAATTTAACAAGAGCCAGGACTAACTCTTCTGTAGCATGTCCATACAGGAACTTCATAAGGGTACTAGGCTTCATTTGTTCTTGAGCCATACCTTTGTGTACATACCATAAGAATCTCTCCTTCCTGCCTATGTTAGACATGCGTAAGGTACGCTTATCTTCTCTAGGTTTAAGGACATTATCTCTAAGCAATGACTTCATTGATTCACCAAAGTCATCTATTACTTTATCTACATCTACATTACTGTCTGCTTTACTAGAAGACAGGACTTCATATACATCATCTACTAATGTGTTAATACTCTTCATGTGTTCTCCTCATATGGGTTGCCCTCCATTGACAACTCGATTAGCTTGTCTAGATACCACCGTGCTTTTCTTAGGTCTTGTATCCCAGCTTTGTCTTTGTATCGACAGACATATTTTACTACATTACCTTCTATGAAAGTCATGTTCTGGTCTATTATAAAATCTGTTACTTCTATCTTACCTTTCTGATAGTAAGATGGATTGATATCAGTTGTCATTAGTGTGTTTCCCTCCATGTTGTTCCAATCTTATAGTCACCATCCAACGGACAGTTTAGTTTAAAGTCTTTACCTGCTCTGCGTACACAATTAACTGCTAAGTCACCGAAGAAGTCTGCTTGTTTTTCTGCTACTTCTACTTGTACTTCATCATGTATCTGCCCTACTAGCTTGTAGTCTATCTTATATACCTGACTAAAATGGTCAAGTAATACAACAGCACGCTTCATAACGATAGCACCTGCTGATTGTAGCAAAGTATTTAGAGCTGCGTGTGAGCTGCGTACATGTAATACTCTACCATCTAGTCCGATAAGCGACCCACTATCAGCAAGCGAAGTAACTCTAGTTCGTAGTTTCTTAAGAGCAGGCGTGTTTTTGAGGAAGTCAGCTTTAAGTCGTTTACCATCCTTAGCTGTTCCTCCGACAACCTGCCCGATTTTCCCGTCACCTGCTCCGTATAAGAACGCATAGATGAATGTCTTTGCTTTATCTCTTGATTCAAGATTTGCAGCTCTTTGATTTGCTGTGTGTATGTCGCCATTGATTACCTCATTAGTATAGTCTTCATCATTCATGTAGTGCGCAAGCATCCTGAGTTCTAAGCCTGACGCATCCATACCTACTAGGCAGTAACCATCTTCTACTGTAAACAATTCCCTACAGTCTTCACCATAAGGTGAGTGACTAGCAGGTACTTGTGCTAGGTTAGGACTTGAGTGTGTCATCCTACCTGTCACAGCACCGCAGGTATTTACCTTACCATGTATTCTACCTGTTTCATCTACTGCATCTATCCATGCGCTGACTAATCCTAGTCGTTTCTGTAACATTAGGTACTTAGCTATGAGTTTACCTTCAGGTATTTCTATAGCTTCTAGTATGGTTTCTGATACGATAGGTGTACCTAGTTCTGTGAAGTCTTTAGGTGTCCATCCAAAGTGTTGTAGGTATTTAGCTATCTGTTGTCTACTGCCTAAGTTGAATTCAGGGTATGAAAAGTATCCCCAAGCATCGTGTTCTACATTATCTACTAACCCATCTAATTCATGATAATAGTGTGCGCCTTTTTCTAGCTGTGTTTGCGCACGCTTAGATATACTGCCATCTTTGTTGAACCATTTATCACCGGGATGGTTAAGTTCTACCCATACAGGTAGAGGTTTGAACACCTTGCGTACTTCATCTTCTGCTATGAACATCTCTTCTTTGATAGCAGCTAGTAAATGAGTAGCTCTGCGTAAGTCAAACTTCCAACCGTTCTCTGTTTGCTTGTGAGTTATCTGTGCTATCTTATGCTCCATATCTAGTGCTACTTTAGACATACCTTTACCTGTCATTAGCTTATACAATTTAACAAGCACCTTAACATCCTGCTTACAATACTCACCCATCTCTTCTGTATACATAGACCAGTCATCATACTCACCCTTAGGGAAGTTCAATCTTGTACCCCAAGAAGCCAGAGAATGCCCTCCTTCCCTACTTGGATTGTCCAGACGACTCATGACTAGGGTATCTTCTACTTCACCCCACCATTCAAAGCCTAGGAGTTTACCTAGAACAGGTAGGTCAAAGCCTATGATGTTGTGTCCTACTAATACCTCAGCATTAATCTCGACTAACCAAGCAGGGAAATACTTAACTCTATCAGGTGTCCAGAACTCAGACACATCCTGCCCAATTATATGAGCAGCAATACAATGTATTCTACTAGGATTAAGTCCATCGGTTTCTATGTCAAATGCTACTTTCATTTCTTTTTCTTGGCAGCTCTCTCTGCTTTCCTGCGTGCTTTTCTAGAGCTGTCTAGTCTGCCACTTCTTGATTTTAGTATGATTCCTTTTGCCCCTCTTCTCTTCATGATAGTAACTCCTCTAAGTCTACAACTACTTCAGTTATCCTACCTGTTTCGTTGTCATAATGTAGGTGTCCAGTTTCTCCTGTTTCACCTGTGTATCTATTCTTAAGTATGCGTAGCTTAGTCACATTACGCATCCAGTCATCCTCGTGTTGTTGGTTACGCTCTAGTGCTATAACTATATTGGATAACTGTGCGATACCTTGACTGCCACGCAAGTGTGTAAGTGATATCTCACCACCTTCTTCATGGGTAATGCCTTGCTGTCTACTTAGATGGGATATAACAAACAACCCTATGTTTGTTTCTACAACTACCTCACGGAGCTGTGTCATTAAAGCATCTATGTTCCTGCGTTCATCACCTTTGTAATCACCTGACATTACTAGGTTAAGGTGGTCTAGGATAATCCACTTGATGTTCTGTGCTTTAGCCATAAGCCTGATACGACTGACTATCTTTTCTACTGATAGCTCTTTGCCTTCATACAATGATAAAGCTTCTTCACCATCATCTCGTTTGAATAGCTTGTCAAAGGCTGCGTTAGCCTCATGCTCTGGAAAGTTCTGTCTGACTTCATCTAGGTGATAAGGTGTAGACAATTCAATACCTACTAAGCCATCGATAGTACGCTCGGTAGTTTCTTCTAGGTGTATGATACCTACCTTGTCTTTAGTGGTAGTGAGTAGGTGATGTTCTAACTCTCTGATAACAGATGACTTACCCATACCTGTACCTGATGTCAAGGTAACTAGCTCGCCTAGTCTAAAGCCTTTAGTCTTTTGATTAAGACATACCCATGGATACGGTACTGATTGTACAGCAGGTCTGCTTATCCAACTATCTCGTATTTCTGTAGCACCTACTATGTCACTAGGCATGTAGGTCTTGGCTCGCCACCAACAGTTCTCTAGTTCTCTGACTAATCCTGCTTGTAGCATGTCGCTGACATCTTTGTAACCATCTGGGTAAGACATTATCTTTACCTTGTCAGGACTGAATATCTCTAGTGCTTTGTCGATAGCTTCTTTACCTGCCTCGTCATTGTCAAAGGCTAGTACTATCTTCTCAAACGAATCAACAAACTCAAATGAATCTTTGAGTGACTTGACTACACTTTGCGCACCATTGCGTAGACTGACTGTCGCCCACTTGCCATTGAATACCTCGGCTAGTGACATACAATCTATCTCACCTTCTGTAATAGTTAGGTACTTACCTCCTGCATCCCATAGACATTCACCAAACAAGCCTACATCTTTGAAGCTGCCTGATATATGAAAGCCTTTAGTAGCTACATCACGAGTCTTCCATGCTGTAATCCTACATGACTTATCTGTAAATGGGTAGTGGTGTTTGATTATCTGACCGTTAGCTCCGTACTCTACCTTGACTTTGTATTTGGTAGCTATGTCTTTGGATATTTTCCTGTCAGATATTGCTGCGTGTACACCTTCGCTTGCTGCTTCTGTGTTCTTCTTGAACCTTGGTCTGTAGCTGGGTGTACTCTTGTTGTTGTCTGGAAATACATGGTGTCCGCAGGCAAAGCAATGAGCTGCTCCATCTTGGTATACTATTAGGTTGTCACCTTTGGTATCACCACCTGCTTCTCTGCATTTCGGACAAGCTTCTCTATGGTCTTCCATATTATCCTCCTCTGATAATTGTAAGTGGTTACTTAGGGCAACCAATCCCACATACTTTGAGGAGGAGGGAGGCTAGGCATGTGAGCTAGCTACCTCTTCTCCTAATTATACTGGACTTGAATCAAAGAACTGGTCGTCAGCTTCTTTCTGTCCTTCGTATCCTTGACCCATTTCTAATAGCAACACACGCTTGGCATATGGAACCATGCCTGCTGTTGGATGCTCCTTAGTTGTGAACTCTACTCTAACTGTAGAGCCACTAGGTATTTCATCATGCCAACGCTCGTTCCTCCCTGTAAAAACAGGTATGTCATAACGACTAGTGAACTTTCTGATTGGCTCTCCCTCGTACTCTTTAACCTTGACTCCTGCTTTATCTAGTAAATCCGTATTGAATTTATCCAGAGTTATCTGCAAAGAATACTTATCAGTTGACTGCCCTTGATAGGTATCGAACTGAGTAAGCGATGTATTAAAGATAGTGGTTCCTTGTACTAACATATATACTCCTATGTTTTATTGAAAATTAAACTGCCATTCTAGATTGGCTACACAATCAGCGTAACCAATCAGGTATATCTCTTTGTTAGCAGCTTCTTCTTTATTATGTAAGGTAAACTTTCGCATGGGTCTATCATGTTTACAGTCAAGCCAGCCTTGCTTATAATACTTTGGCTTGTCACTTAAATACTCAGACTCATCCTCTGAATTTACCATACCATAATCCGTCATTAGTTTATTGAGGTAGGCATTTCATTAACATATCTAGCCACATCTTGCTCGTGGAAAGGTAGTTGTTCTAACGCTATTGATAATAACTTCTCTGTTGAAAAGCTTTCTACTTTATCGTAAGCCTCCTCAATACTCTTACTTGGCACACCTAACATAATATCCATGTTGACTACTACATCATGTATCTTTTCTCTTGCCATTTAACACTCCTATTTTAACATAGTATTTATATATAGAACTACCACTTTCCAAACAAAAGTTTAAATAGCTTAGGTGATAAGTCTTCATAAGTTTTTTCAAAAGCAGTCTTTTCTGGAGGGCGAGGTTTATAGTTGCCACTCTTTTGACTGGGTCTAGCTAGTTTGTTGTAATCTCTAGTCTTTTTAAGTCTTATCCATAGAGTCTTTTTACCTATCCCAGTCAAATCTTCTAACTGCTTTATCGTTACTATTCTACCATCATCAAGAGTATAGTGTTTGACTTTATTATTCCCTGCATAGTTAGACATCTTCCTCCTTACTTAATGTAAAGAAAGAAGGTAGCTTAGTAATGTTTCCTTGTGGTTCCCTAGGTTTAGGAATCATGTTAGGATTTTCTTTATGGTATCTTGCTACATCTTCAGCACGCATTGGCGCATCTAAAGGTATACCATTTTCCATACACCACAATACATATTCACCCATGTAACTCATTATTCTTCTCCTTCTTCATATTCACAATGGAATGTTTTCATGCTGCTAACCTTATGTTTTCTAGCATAGGTAATACTTTTCTTACCTTTTGCTCTCTAGTAATAATAGTAGCTGCTCGATTAGCTTTGTTTCTAAACTCAGCGTGACTACTCCAGTCAGTCAATGTATTGTACAACGCCCACAAGTTAGCACCCATGTCATCTTGGTACTTAGCATAGATGTTATGTAGGTATTCACCTAGCACCTTGCTCTCGCCAGCTAAGTTAATGAACACATTATTAACCTGCAACTCATTGACTGGTATATTAGGATACTGCTTCCAGTACTCTGCGTTCTCTGTATAAGTACCTAAGCTCATTCTAAGTTTGTTGACTGCAACCTCTGGCTCTAGACTCTTGGTATGCTTACCATAGAAACTAGAAAAGAAATTACCTATCACTTGTCCATTTAAACAAGCAAGTCTAAGCGCACCTACTAGTGACATGAACTTCCAACTACCATCGTAACTATTAAGAACAGAAATCTTTAAGTCCATTGGGTCATCTTTTCTAATCTCTATTCTGTGAGCAGGGAAAGTATAGGTAACTACAGTTCGCGCACCTCCGTGTGACTGTTGTATATCTCTTGTCATCCCAGTCGTATCTAATCCACTTTGGTATATCGCACGCTCGTAGTCAGGGATTATGTCTGCGTTCTGTATGACATTGTATCCTCTACCTACAATAGAAAGTATATTACCTTCATCATCTACTACAGCTTTGTGTGTATGTATACGCTGTTCGTATTCCTGCTCTTCTATGTGGTATGTCTGTCCATCAGGTTCATCAGCTATCTGATACTCTTCTCTTGTACGCACATACAATGGTTCTGTATGTACTTTGATAAAGTCTTCTGTTGTTAATGCTCTGCCTGCTACATCTGTTAATGTATTGGCTGCATCATACCTATCTGCTACTTGTAATTGAGTAGCATAATCATCTGCTATTACTTCTAACATATCTATCTCCTACATTATTATTGTTTAGTGCCACCCACTCTACTTTCTAGGATGACATTCTCTATTACCGGGCATTCATCTATATAGTTTTCTACAGAGCAATGCCTAGTTACTTCGCCATGAGGTTCGTGTACTAACTTCTTGTAATCACAATACTCACAGTCGTATCCTTCATCAAACACAGTATCGTATAGCTCTACAATCTGTGTTACTAATTGTTTACTCAGACTCATCGTGTAACCCCACTCGTTTAGATATCATCTCTACCATTTCATTTAAAGTTTTGATACACACAACAGTACTATCTATCTTATCGGATAAAGACAACAGCTTTACATCATGCCTGTTAGTAACTACTACTAGTTCTTGTATAGTTACACGCAAGCCATCAACATCATCCATCAATGTATTAATCTCATCTTGTTTATCATCTAGCTTTTCTTCAAGCCTGTCTGTGTAATACCTAATGTCTTTATCTACATCTATATATGCCATACTAATCTCCTCTATTAAAATAAGTGAGCAGTTTGGGAAAGAGTCATACTCAGGACTCTAAATCTTTTTATGTCATACTCAGGACTTTTCTCTAGATTTTCAGGACTTCCACCATTGGCACTAGATACCGGTGAGCAGTTTTGTTTCTTACAATCGCATGCTTAGGCGACCTGCTGTATGTATAGCAGCACTATTTAACTATACATACAGGTAATGTATATAGGCAGGTTCATTAACTACAAATTTCCTCTGCTACCCTCGAGAAATAAACGGTAGTTGGGTACACTATATATACATATGCCACAAGTAAGGTATATAACCTATAACAAAACCCCAGAAGAATCCATTGAATCTTTCTTTGTACTTAGGATTCTTGTAATGTTCTATGTTGTATTTCATAGCTATTCCTTATCTCTGATAGTCCATAAGACTTCTATCTTTTCAGACATAGAGTTTCTAATTTCAATAAGATGAAAACCCATAGTAAGAAATTGCTTAGCTACATAAAGAGCATCATCTCTATTCCAAATA